GAGCAAGATTCTGGTGATGATGATGTCGCCGACCTTCTCGACACCTTGCTGGTAGATGGTGCCCGTGCCAGCGGTGATGCCGGCGCCTGCCAGGGCCTCCAGCGGACTGCCGTTCACGTCGTCGATCAGGGCGCGCAACAGGTCGCCGAGGTCGCCGAGCTGGCCGCGTCGGGCGTTCTCTGCGTTCGCAACCGCATTGGTTTTGTTCAAAAAGCCCATATCTATGTCCTCTTTTTAGTCGTTAAAAGGAGAGGGACCGGCGTACCGGCCCCGCCCATCAGTTGCGAAACGCCGTCCACCGGAGCAGGTGAGCCTCCTCGGCGATCACGGCACCGATCGTGAAGCCCTTCGAGTTGGTGGCATCCACACCGACGTAGGCGCTTATGGCCGACGTGCCGGTCACCAGTGCCAGATTGTCGAGGTCGACTTCGACCGTATGGTTGACGTTGACCGTGACCGTGGCGTCGCCACCACCGCTCGCCCCCAGCACTTGCTCGGACCCGAAGGTCCCGGTGAGCGTGTCGCGCTCAATGATGAAGAAGCCCGCCGCATCGCCCGCGGCCCATGTGCCCGAGTAGAGCAGGATGGTCTTGATGACCGCCGTGGCCCCCGTCGTCGCACCGGTGATCTTCTCACCGACCACAATCTCGGCATCGTCTCCGCCGTCCGAGAACGGGATGGCCATGCGATTGGGGTAACCGATACTCATGCGGTCGCCGCCGGTAACGTTGTTGACGATGACAAGATCGGGGATCCACCCGAGCTCGACGTTTTGTGCGGCGCCGTTTCCTACTAGTTCGCCAGATGTAAACTGTTTCATAGTTCTGTCCTCATGTAACGATTCGTTATTCGTCTGCCCGTGAAGGATTGCCGGTAAGGAAACTCCTCACCGGCTCACCATTACAGAGCGGTAACAGCTACTTCCAAACGAGCCATCCAAACTTGATTCAGGATGACGGCCGTGTGCCAGGTTTTCCAGCCCACATAGCCGCGCTGACCCAGCGGGTCAGACTTGTCGCGCACACCCGGACGCAGGATGGTCGGTGAAACCGCCCCCTGGCCGCGTAGCGGGACAATCCCGTAGGCCTCCTTCCCGAAGAACAGGACAGGATAGACGTCGGCGCTGGTGCCGCCAGTGCTGACCATGTCCGTACCGGAGCCGCCTTTGGTTCCGCCGCCGTCTGCAATCGGGTCCAGGTCGGGCGAACAGATAAACCGCACATCCTCCACCGAGCCGATTTCGTACTCGGAGATGGGCTTGCGGCTGCCGTACTGTGCCACAGGCGTGAACCCAGGCAGATTTCGGATATCCTGCTCGACGTCGGTGTGATGCACCGCGACGAAGGACGCCTCAATCGGCTTGGTAGCGAAGTTCACCGAACCGTCCAGGATCCGGCTAATCTTCATCGCCTTCTGCGCCTTCAGAGCACGCACCACGGCTCGCTGCTTGGCTAAGCTGATTGGTGTGTTCACGTCGGTACGAGATGTACCGTTGGCAAAGAACGCATTGGTCCCGGCCTTCAGGATGCCATAGTCCAGCGCCTCCAGGGTCCGGCCGATGTTCTCGCCGGCCTGCACGGTCGCATCGTTCAGCACAGGATCCTCGTGGGTGTCCTCGATGACATCGGTGATCTCGATCAACATGCCGTACTGCTTGAGGGTGGTCTCGACGTCCTCGTAGCTGAACTGGGTTGTGGTCGGCGTCACGCCCTCGACCAGCGGTGTGGTGGCCGCAGTGAAGACCTTCGGACGACGGAACTTGATGGTTTGGGTTTTGTTTTTGGGCATCGGCCGCATCATGCCGAACTTGTCCAACACCCGTACCGGGCCAGCGTGCTTGAGCATCTGGCGCTCGGCGTAGACGTTGGTGCGCGGGGATATACCCGCATCGCTGTATCGTGTAACCGTCATGGCTTAGTCCTCGACGATTGAGTCCCTAACCTGTGGCGCGCTTCTCCATCTCGTCGAACTGCTTCCATATCGTTGTCTCGTCACCGTCCTCGGGGATGCCGGAGGCCCCCCCTGGTGTATGGGTACGAGTGGATGCGGCTGAATCGAGCTGGCGCTGGCGCTTATTGGTCAGAGCGTGGTTGCCTTTACCCCGCGTATTATCGCGGGAATTCGTTTTGTCGGCATTGCCACCACCACCAGCTTGCGCAGCGCTGTACTCTTTGAAGCGGCCAACGACGTCGGCGGCTTCCTCGGCATCAACGATATCATCGGCGTTTCGCATCGCGGCCTCACGGATATGGCGTGGCTGAGTTTCCAGCCAGGTTACAAATCCGTCATCGGCGACCACGTCGCGCCAATCCTCGTGCTTCGTGTTCAGGATATCGGCTTGCTCGTTCAAGGCGAGTTGCCGGCGGTCGTTTCCGATCGCGGACATCTCCTTGTTCAGCCGGGTGATTTCACCCTGCAGTGTGCCGATAACCTTCTCCAGCGGCCCCGAAACCTCGGGGTATTCGGTCTTGAAGGATTTCCAGTCGTCGGTAACAAGGAAGCCATCGGCTCCTTCACCCTTGTCCTGATCACCCTTCCCGTCGGCCTTGTCGGCGGACGGCTTTTGCCGCTGTTGAAGCTCGTTGATCTGTCGTTGAAAAGCTGACAGGCGTCCACGGTTCGAACGTTCTGCCTGCTCCAATTTTTTGATCTGCGCCTGGGCGGCCTCGTGGGCGGCCCGCTGCTCGGGGGTAGCATTGCCCCATAGTTCATCTTTGCCGGACGACTTATCATCGTCGGGCTTGTGGTCGGGGGGAGTATCCTTGCCCGCACCAGCAGCGGCGTTGTCTGTGCCGGAGTTGTCCTTGCCTTCCACGGCCCCTGCATCATCGGCCACTTCCTCCTCGCCGCCCGACTCATCGGGGGGTGAGGCATCAGAGCCTTCTGCAGGCGCGGCGGTTTCGGCTAGTTCAATCTCCTGCCACAACGCGGCGTCGTCTTTACCCTCGTCCTCGAGATCCTCGGGAACGAGGTCCAAATCCTCGGTATTTGGTGAATTCTGTGTGGTGTCTTTGTCGGGGGCGGCGTCGGCCATGGTCAGCCCTCCACCTGCTCAAGCGCCTTTTTCATCTCGCGCTTCTTCTTCATCGCGGCGGCGAGACGTTTCTTGTCCCGCTTGATTTTTTCGGCCTCAATAAGGGTGCGCAGGTCGGATTCCGCCTGCCAGTCTTTTTCACTTTGTCCTACTATCGCTGCCATAGTCCCCTTCAGTCCCCGTTTCCCGGCCTACTCGATCACCGTCGAGCCAGCCGTCGTCACTTCGCTCGGCTCGGTCAGAGCCAGCAGTTCACGCATGGCGGCTATCCGCCCGCGCTCGTATTCCGTCTCCAGTGGCGGCATCCCCACCGCCTCGATGGTCGACCGGCTCGACGTCAAGCGGGCCTCTGCCCAGTCCTTCACCGCGCGCCAGGTTCGGCTGTGCGGGTCGATGTCTGTCTTATCTACCATCTCACTGCATCATGCAACTATTCGTTACCCACAATATATAGTGGTTTTTCTGAGAGTGTCAAACAATTTATAGTGGATCGCAAAGTGCGCGTAACGAATAATTACGCAACGAGCCAAAAATATACACCCATCAAGCATTGACGCTGCCCGCCGATATGTAGCCGCCCGAGCCCTGCGTAACACCGCGCGCGGCATTGCGCTCCTCGATCGCTGCTTCGGCCGCGAACAGCCGTTCCTTGCCGTCACGCTCGGCCCGCCCTTCCTCGAGCCGGGACCGGAGGTCCTCGAGCTTCATGTTGTGCTCGGCCGCGAGCTTCATCATCACGGTTTCCCGTTCGATTTGCGCCAGCTCCAGTTTGAACTGGTGCTCCATCTCGGACAGGTTCAGCTGGGCCTCGATTTTCATAATCTCCGGATTCGGCTCGGGCGGGGCCTCAGCCGCCGCTGCCTCCTCCTCCGCCAGTTCCTCGTTCGTCTTCACGAGCTCGTCGGCCGGTATCATCATGGTCTGGGCCAGGCGTCTGAGAGCCGGGAGCCCGCCGTCCTTCAGGAAGATGGCCAGGGTCGGGTGCGCGCCGAACTGGAGCAGGAACGCCATCAGGTTGGCACTCTGCATCTCTTTGACCAGCAGGACAGAGGTGCCGCGGGCATCGACCTCAAAATCACCCTTGATGTGTTCCTTCGGTGAGAATTGCATCATAAAATCGTACACACGCCGGATATTGGGCGTGGTCATATCATCGTCCCAGTTCTTCACCACGCGCCGGAACACGACGTTGACACTGTTCATTAAGAGACTCATACCGTGCGCGGTCTGCGTGGTATGGCTGCCCTGCTCACCCTGGGCGATGACCGGCATCGCGGTCTCATCGTCAATGTTCTGCTTGGCCAGCTCGATGATGTTGGCGAGTTCGGCCTGGTGGCTCGGGATATCGTAGGTCCGAAAAGCCTGCGCGTTCGGGTGCGCCCCGGACTTGCGGTACCATAACTTGCGAGGCTCAAGGGCCCAGTTGCCGTTGGCAGGCTCCGCCACCTCCTTGTTGACCTCAATCTGCGGGCCCGAGGAAAGCCCTGCATTGTCCATCATGGTCCGCCAGGCCGCGTTCAGCGCCTTCTGGCTGTCCCGCATCAGTGCCGGTACACCAAAGCCGAAGATGCTGGCCTCGTCCCGCTCCAGGTTCCAGACGCTGTAAATCTGGTCGCCACTGTCGAGCGGGTGAATACCGAACTTGAAAATCTCGCCCTGGGAGAACCAGATGGTGACGTTCAGTTCCTGCAGCGGGTCGACCTCACCGAGCTCGAGGTCCTCGGTCATCTTGTCCCGCTCATCCGGGCCCTTCATCGCCTCGGCCAGAATCATCAAGTCCTGTGCGGTCAGGGGTCCGTGGTACTCCCATACGTGGTAGCGGTTGATGGTGACATCGTGGTAGGCGCCGGTAATCGAGCGCAGATCGGCAATATACTGCGGTGTCGTGCTTCTCGGCTCGTCCCGCAGCACCCGGCGAACAGCATCAGCATCGAACCCGGGCTGGCGCGCGAGCTTGCGCAGCTGCTTGCCGTTCATCAGGTGGCGCTCGAACACGCCCTCGCAATCCTCCATCGAGCGGGCATCGGTATCGGGGAAAAAGCCCCACGGATCGACCCGCCAGTAGACCGGGCGCTTGTCCTCGGAGGCCTTCATGCTGTGCTCTTGCCCGTATATCTCGCCGTCATCGTCGACCAGGTCTTGCAGCTGCCAGGACTTGCGGTTGCGCCCGCCAGTGACCGGGCCCTTCATGATGCCGGTGCCGAGCCTGCAGCCGTCCTGAATGACATCGCGGGCCTGTTTCTGGTACTGGCACTCGCGCAACACATCCTCGATTTCCTCCTCCATCGCGCGGGAGCGCTTGCGGGCCTCGTCCATGCGGGACTGTATCTGCGCCGCGACTTGCTGGGCCTCCTGCGCACGCTGCTGCAACGCTGCCGCGTTCGGGTCGCCCTCCTCCACCTGAGCCCCGGCACGCTTGGCCTCGGCGGCCATCATTGCCACTTCCTCGGCCTCGACCGTGAGCTCAGGCACCGGGGTCGGCTTGATGCCCCAGTTCTTGTCATCGGTCGGGAACAGCATGTCGGAGAGCCTAGCCTCCATCGCGTTGGTTTTGGGCCGGGTCTGGTTGATGAACAGCTTGGAGCCTTTCAGGTCCTGGAGAATCTTGTTCTCGTACTTGCCGTGATACTGCTGCAGGTCCAGCAGCCAGCGCTTCTCGATGAGGTCGCGCTTGCTGACGCGGTCCTCGGCCTCCTTCTCGAGCACGGCGACAATGGCGGCGAGACGTTGCCGCAACTGCTCGCTGTTGTCCTTGTTCTGCCCCTCGTCCTGCCAGTCTTCCGCCGCGTCTGCCATATTCTATCCCCTCAATACCCTATCGTTGGATCGCCACCGGCCGCCGAACCCACCACATTATGGCTCATGCTGGCCGGTTCACAGATGGCCGTGTCACGGATCCCCATAATCAAATACCGCATATCATCCATCAGATGGTCGAACTCTTTCACAATCTTGCCGTCCTCGTCCCGCCGGTAAAGCCTATACTCTGCCTGCCAGTTCTGCAACGTCCTGAATATTTTAAGGCGGCCGGTCGATAGCCGCTCCCATACTGCATAGATACCGGCCTCAACCGCGTTCTTGGCAGGTGTCAGGTTCAGGCCGAGGTCAATGTAGGATGCCATCAGCCGAGTACCGTCCTCCTGGCTCCGTCCTCGAGCCGCCGGGTCAATCAGGCCCGGTATCCATTCGCCCCTCGCCTTGATGGCAGTGGCATGGATGGACGGTTCGGCCTGGCCGCGGTAGTGCTCGGTGTAGAGGTAGACGCAGTCAATCGACCGGTCCCATGCACCCCACAGGGCCGCGGTCCGCTTCCAGCCAACGTCCAAAGCGTAGCACCTGGGCCAGTAGGCCGGGAGCTGGAACGGGTCGACCAGGATTTCGGTGAGCTCAATCGGGTAGATGGCCCCGGCACCGAGCGAGGGAATGCCGTGCTCGCGTGCATCGCGCAGGTACGGAGGCGTGCTGGCCCAGAGATCGTTCTTGGTGCGCTCGTCGAGATGTGGGACATCTGACCAGCCCGCCTGGACGAGATACTTCGATGGCGAAATCTCAGGCATCAGAGCTGTCTCGCCGTCACGGAATCAGGTCCGCCCCGATCGAGTAGGTCATGTCGCTGGCTCCGTCCGCCGTGTGCGTGACTAGCACACGCCAGGTGCGGGGTAGGGCGAAGGCCGCCGCCACGTTGGCCGATGCCGTAACGGATGGGTGCACCGTCATCAGGGTAGTGCCGGTCGCGGTTTTGCTCGCGCCTTGCAGTAGCGTGTAATACTTGCCACTGGTCGGATCTTTGCCCTGAATGGTCACCACGATGGTATGGGTCGAGCCGCCCGCCGTCTCAGCGGTGATGTCGAGCACCAGCTGCACGCCGCGGTGGCTTAGGTTGTCGAAATCCTGAGAGTTGTGGGTCTCGTCACGCACACCGGATGCGAAAATCGTCCTGTGGATATTACCAAATGGCTTTTGAAGGCCGCCTTCCCCGTCTTGTAGTTCCATATCTCAATCCTCTGTTGTTTGCTGTTAAAAACTGGCAGCTTCTGCCGCTTTCCGACTATATGCTTACCCGGCCCCTGCCGGTTTGCCCATGCCGCGCGCCTGCATATCTCGGGGGCGTACGGTTAGGGAGCGACAGCCTATCGACGCGCTGCCAGGCGCCGTTCGGAGGTAAAGGGACCGCCCCATAATTCTCAATACCGCGGCCGCGGTGGCCGCTTGTTATTGCGCTTCTTCATCACTCTGTCCGCCGGTCAGGAAATCGTAATAGGCCTGGGCCCTTGCGACGGTCTTGTCTGGATCGCCGCTGCGGCGCAGAAAGCCGCCGAAGGTCGCCTCGCTCTCCATCGCCATCCGCAGGGCGGTGGCGCGCAGGTCGATGTCGTTAATTGCCGTGGCGGCCGCCGCGCCAACAAGTTTTCCTTTGTTAATAGCGCCCTGTCTCATAGCTCCCATAGCTTTCTCCTCTCAGGTAGTGAAATCCGGCCGTTGGTCAGCCGGCATGAATTGCAAAACGACCTCGCTCATACCCTCGAGCGGGGTGAAGGTGATCATCACGATGCCATCCACCGTGGCGGTACGGATCAACTGCTCGCCGTAGACATCGAGCGGCGGCTCTTCGTCATCCCAGATGACATGCTTGCCTGTGCCCTCGAAACTGCCGCGGCCCTGCTCATAGGATTTGAATCCGAGGTCTGACCATCCGCCACTGATGTGCCGGACGTGGATGGTGTCGACGAGATCCGCGACCCCGGACTTCCATGTCGGTTGGCCCAGGGCCTTACCCGGGATGACGCCACGACCGTCCACGGTCTTGCGGCCCTCCTTGTACGAAACCTCGCCGAGCAGGCAGAGCTGCATGATGTCCCGCGTGGTCTCAAACCCCTTACCAGCGGCCCAGGCCGAGACGGGGTGAGTGAAGCGTCGCCCCTCCCACCAATCCGGGTACTCGCCGGTCAGGTGTGCCGCCAAATCGTAGGCGCCCATGCCGAGGGTCTTTCCGACACGGTTCGCA